CCCGCGTTACCAGGTCGTCGTCGGCCTCGCCGGACTCCGTGGACACCACCACGCCCACGGTGCCCACGCCGTTGATACGCGGGATCACCTGCACCGCGCCCACGCCGTCCATGGCCAGAACGCGGTTCTCGTAAAACGCCGCATTGGCCCCGTTGGGCAGGCGGATGAAGCTGTCCAAGATGCGGGCGCGGAACTGCTCGTCGCTCTCCGCCGCCGCACCGCCGGAAAAGGCGATGGGGTTGGTCACGGCGGCAATGCCCACGGGTGCCTGGGTCATGAAGGTGACCGTCCCCGCCGCCACATTGCCGCCTGTTCCGGCCTCCTGGGCCTGGGCTGCGCCGTCGGCCCATTTCTGGCCCGCCGGGATCACCACGTCCTCCGTCAGCTCGAACCGCACCAGGCCCGCTGTGGTGCAGACCACCCCGGCCTTTACCGTCAGCGCCTCGTCCCGCGCCGCCGTCATGGAGAACCGCAGCTTGCCCACGGCCTGCGTCCCCGGCTTCCGCTCCAGGCCCCGCAAGGCCCCGTGGTAGGCCAGGTAGGTTCCCTCTGCCGTCTGCGGAAAGCACTGCCGCCGGCACCAGTCGGCATAGACATACAGGCTCTCCAGCTGGGCCGCCGCAGCGTACAGCCGCACCGCCAGATCGCTCTCGTCCGCCATGGTGAAGCCGGTCGCCTGTTCAAATTGTTCCAGCATCTCGCCATAGATCGTCTCCATGGTCTTCATATCCGCACCTCCAATGTTTCTGCGTCACCGTTGGCGGTGAGCTGGACAGTGACGGCCAACGCATCGTCTTCTGCCGTCACCGTCACTTCCTCCACCGTCACGGCCAGTCCTGCCAGAGCCTCCACCGCATACTGCTGCGCCACTGCCGCCCTGGCCGACGGCTTTTCCCGTCCCAGGGCGTACAAGCGGCTGCCCAGATCCGGCAAAAACGGAAAACTGCCCCGGCGGCAGCTGAGGCGGAACAGGGCCTGCGCCAGCAGGTCTGCCGCCCCCTCCAGCCGCACGAAGCCGCCCGCTCCGTCAGGCACATAGTCGCCGCTTACCAGCTTATCTTGCACTGAGCAGCACCTCCAGACTGACGCCGTTGACGAACACCGCGCCGTTGAGATCAATGCGGCTGCCCTCCAGGACCACCGCGCCGTCGCTGTCGGCCCGGACCTCCGCACCTTTCAGCTGCACCTGCCCGCTGTTCTGAAAATGGCCGTAGGCCGCCGCCGTGCCGACGCAGACTTCGCCTGCAGCCAGCGTCGTGGGACTGGCCACCGGCTGCGCCACCACGCAGGGCACTCCGCCGCTGTCGCCGTTCTTCAGCACCAGCACCGATTGGCCTGCCGTGGGCATCCAGCTGTAGCCGCCGGGTCCAAAGACCTGGGCATTGCGCCACTCACTGTCCGTTACCACCGCCGGAGAATCGCTTTCCACGGAGATCTGCCCCACATCGGTGGAGCTGCCCCGCTGCCCGGCACTTCGTTTTGATAACCACATTCTGTTTCCTCCTTCCTAACTGTCCATGCGGACCGTCACTGTACACGTCAGCCCGTCCGTGCCCAGCTCCGTCACCGCTTCGGTCACCGTACCGCTGCCATAGAGGCCCAGATGGGCCAGATCTGCCTGCACCGTCGCCCCCGGCCACGCCAGAAATGCCCCCGGCAGTGTGACCTCCAGCAGCCGCCACTCGGCCATGGAATCGGCCACCCGCTGCGGCCCTGTGCGGAACGAGGAACGCAGGCTGCCGCCGCTGGAAACGGTCATGACCTTCCGGCTCTGACCGCCCAGGGACTGAAAGGCATCGTTGGTCGCCTCCGTCACCGCACCGCTGCTCCGGTCCACCGTGTCCACCTGGCTGTAGACGCCGTAGCGGCACACCCGCCAGACCGCCCGGAGAATCGGCAGTTCATCACTGAGCGTCAGACTTCCGGTGCCGCTGCTTTGCAGCACCAGCGTCCCGTCCGGCAGAAAGCGCGGCTGAATATCGGCGGCATGGCGGCAGAAGCCGCACAGGGCCGACCAGCACGTTTCGCCGCTGTCTACTGCAAAATTGGACAGCGACCCCAAATGCCCGGCATCCACTTCGGTAATACCGTAGGGCGTCACATAGGCCGCCAGAATGTCCGCCAGCTGGACAGTCACATATTCCGCCGCCACGGTCTGGTTGTCCAGCAGCAGTGCCGCCAGGCCCCGCCCCGTCACCAGGACGGTCAGGCCCGCTTCTGTCAGGCTCACCTGATATTCGTCCACCACGCCGGTGAACACCGTCTCGCCGCCGTACTGCCCCTCGAACCGCACGGCCTTTTCCAGCGCGTCCGCATGGGAGGACTGCCAGACGAACTCCACCGAAAAGCTGTCACAGGCCGTGCCGTCGGTGTGGTGGGTCTGCCAGGCCAGCAGCACCGGCAGCGTCCACGACTGCCCGTCGCAGGTCACCAGCCGCCCCGTCATTGGATGCGCACCTGCTGTCCGACGATGATCAGGTTGGGATTGCTGACCCAGGTGTTCATGGTCAGCAGCTGCGCCAGGGTCATACCCGCCGCGTTGGCAATGGCCCAGAGGGTGTCCCCGGCTTTCACTGTGTAATAGACGGCGCTCTGTCCGCCGGAACTGCTGTTGGCAGCGGACGAACTGCTGTCATCGCCGCTGGTCTTTGCCTGGGTCAGCGTGGCATAGCCCTCATACCCCTCTGTAAAGGCAAAGGTATAGGCCACATAGTCCCGCCGCGGCTCCTGGCTCAGACTCAGGGATGTAAAATACGCCGTGGATGTCTGCCAGACCGGGTGGATCAGCGTCCCCGGCCCCGTGTCGTAGAACACCGTGGCCAGGGCCTTGAAGGTCTCATAGGCCGTTTCACCGTAAAATTCTCCCTCGCCCCGCATACACCGGCAGGAGCGGCCCAGGTCCTGCATGGTATATACGCCCATGGGCACCTTCAGCAGCGCTGTCTGCCGTTCATAGGTGATGGCATAGGTCCTGGGATTGTGGGGCCAGGTAAAATCCTTGTATCGCATGGGTGTCAGCATGATTTTCCTCCTTTCTCAATAGCGGCGGGCGTCCCGCTCAAAGAAGCGGGAGATCTCCGCCATGGAGGTCGTCCCGCCGCCGGACTGCCCGCGCTGAAACGCAAAATCGGTGTTTCCGTCATGGCTGCCTCCGGCGGCCCACTCCTGCCAGCTGGTGCCGCTGGTGACGGTCCGCCCGGCCGAGGGGCGGCCCTCCCGGGCAACGGCGCTTTGCCGCTGCGCCGCCTGTTCGTCCAGCAGCGTGTCGGTCCAGTGCTCCAGCGTTTCATCCGCCTGCCCGGCCTTCCGGCCGCGGCGGCTCGTTTCCCGGCCTGTGTCTGCCGAACTGTCCTCGCTGCGATCTGCCCGCGACAGGGCCTGCTGCAGGATCTCCGACCACTGTCGGCTTTCCGCCTGGCTTTGCTGCCCGCGCGCCGCGGCGGCCGTGGTCCGGGCCGGGTCCTCCGGCGCTGTCCAAAGGCCCTCCTGGGCCAGGTCTTCCAACAGCGCCGCCGCGCCGGTCTCCGGCGTCTGCTCCAGCTGCACACCCAGGGCCGCCGCCAGGGTCAGTGCCCCCGCGGAGCGGCGCTCCAGTGCCTCTGCCGATGCTTCCCGGGCGGCTTCGGCCTCCATCTGCTCGGTCAGGCGGCCGCTGAGGGCCGCCTCCGCCAGCAGTTTTTCCCGCAGGGGACCCGCCGCGTCCTCGCCCACCAATGCCGCCGCCACGGCGGCATTGCGCAGAAGGACCCATTCAAGTTCCTCTGCCATGGTCTCTCAACTCCTCGAACCGCGTCGTATCGAACGCGGGATTTTCCGTTTCCACCGCCGTCTCCAGCGGCCCGCCGCAGACGGTGCAGCGGTCTGCCCCTTCCATGGCCGCCGCCCGGCAGGCGGGGCACAGCCCCGCCAACCGTTCCTCCTTGTCCAGCAGCAGCTGTAAGGCGCAGTAGAGATAGTCGCTCTCGGTCATCTCCCGGACCCTTGCCTCCGTGGGCAGGGCCAGAAAGCTCCGCTGGACCCGCCATTTCAGCCGCTCCATGGGACTGTCGGCCAGGGCCTGCTTCAGCGGTTCCCAGTCGGTGCCGAAACCCGGTGCCTCCCGACGGCACAGCGCCGCATATTGCGCTGCCAGCGTTTCGATCTCCTCGGCAGACAGCCTCTGTAGGACTGTTTTTCCGTCAGAAAAGACGCGCCGCCCCCGCTTTGCGGCCGCTTTGGCCACCACGCAGGCGTTGAGCCGCAGCCCCAGGTCAGCCTCCGTCCCCGGCAGCGACACGGCCTCCTGCCGTGCCTGCAGCAGCTGGGCCGCCGACAGGACGCGGAGCGTCAGCCGCCCCACGTCCACCTGCCGCGTCCCGCCGAGAAATTCCAGCAGTCGCCGCTGCATCTCAGCTCTCCGTCTCCACCCGGCGGGTGGCGGTCAGGCTCACCTTTTCCAGCACCATGCCGCCCACGTCGGCGCTCTCCTCCAGATTGGTCCACTGGCAGCCGGTGTAGATGATCTTTCGGTCCGGCTTGCAGATGACCAGGGAGAAATTATCCATGTCATAGAAATTGAGCCCGTCCCGCAGCGCCTCGTCCGTGGCGTACAGGCGGCTCAGCTCCAGGGTGTACTGGTTCAGGCCCCGGATGGTGGCCACCGGCTCCTCCTGGCCGAAGGCTTCGATGGACTTGCTGTTGCAGGTGGCCACGGTCCGATAGCTCTGGACCACGGCCACGCGGGTGCCATCCAGCTCCAGATAGATATCGGCGCTGGTGGGGATCTTTCGTACTTCGCTCATGGTTCTGCCTCCTTAAACTGCGATGTGGGCCGTCAGATAGATCCGGCTCAGGCCGTGGACCACGGTGAAGCCGAACTCCACCAGGCACACCGTCGGGTCGGTGGAATCTGCCGTTGCCGTCACATCGTCATAGCTTTCGATGATCTCCCGTGTCACACGGTCCTCCAGCTCCACAATGACCTGAGAGCGGATGGCGCTGCGGGTGGCGGCGTTGTTCTTTGCCCGCAGGAATTTGGCTTTGAGGGTCGAACGGATAGCCGGGATCACATTGTCGGCAATGAGGATCGTGTTGAGCTCCCGCCAAGTGGTGTCGGCCGCCTCACCGGTGGTGGTCCGGGTGGTGATGCCCCGCACCACGCACACCTGGCCGGAGACGCTTTCCAGCACTGTGACACCGCCCCGGATCAGGGCGTCCAGCGCGGTGTCCTCATACAGCGCCGTCACGCCGTCCAGCCCCGCCAGGGCCACGCCGTTGAACGGCACTGCAGGGTCCGTCTGGGCAGCGATGACCCCCGCCAGGGCCGCCGCGCCGAGAATGCCGCCGCCGCTCTCTGTCGCACCGGCGGCGTAGCAGCCGGGCCCCACCAGGATCATCCGCTCACAGTTGAGGCTGGCCGCCCGCTCCAGCAGCGCTGTGCTGTCCGGCTCCCCCGACAGGCCCACCAGACCGATGCACTCGCCCCGCTCATCGGAACTCTTGATCACAGCTGCCCGCATGGCGCTGTGGACTGCGGCCAGACCGCTGCCGCAGATCAGATAGCCTGCCGTTTTCGGCTCCAGCAGTGCCGCAAAGGCCGTCTCATAGCTTTCCGCGGTATCCTCGGCCACGGGATAGGCCAGCACCGTCCCCGCGCCGTTCTGATACAGCAGCTTCAGCAGCTGCGTCATCTGGCTGTCGGCCCCAAAGGTCGCGGAACCGGCCGCCAGGGTGGTCACGGTGTACAGTCCCGCCTTGGCATCGGACACTGCTGCCACCGCCACCACCGCCGCACGGCCGGAAGAGGCCGTGGTGCTGGAGGTGTCATAGTCGGAGTAGACCCCCGGCCGCTCATGATAAACTACACTCATTTCAGTACCCCTTTCAGAATAAAGTCCGTAAATTCCGTGCCGTCCTCCGACGCCACGGCGTACACATAGGCATTGGCTTCCACGGTGCAGGCGCACAGGAAGCAGTTGCTGGCCTCGTCATAGACGCACTGGCCCAGGGTAAAGGTCCCCAGGCTCACGCCATCTACGCCGCACAGCAGCACTTCGCTTACCGCTTCCGCTGCCCGGCGGCATTCCGCGCCGCCCAGCCGCGCCGGGCTGTAGACGTCGAGAAACAGCGTGGCCGCCAGCTTTCGCCCGTACAGTTCCCGGCGGCTGCCGTCGTCCATGGTCTCCAGCCCCAGATAG